GATATGCCTGACATTGAAGTAGAAGCTTCCGTAACTGCAGTAGATGTAGAAACAGAGATGGAAGTAGAAGTTGTAGAAGTGGCAGCAGTAGAACCTGAACCAGAAGAAACTACTTCTGATCCAGAGCCACAGAAAGAAACAGTAAAACAAGAACCTGAGTCAAAGTCAGAAACAGAGACTCAAAAAGAAGAAGAAGTAAAGGAAGAGTCTACAGAAAAAGAGACTAAACCTGAACCTAAGAAAGAAGAAACAAAAGAAAAACCTGCAGTTAAAGTAGTGAAGAAGAAAGTTACTAAACCTAAAACTAAAGCACAGAAAAAAGAAGCTAAAGAAAAAGCAGGTAGTAAGATTGTTAAGAAGATGGGTGACAAAGGCAGATATGATTCTGCAAATCAGTTAAAGACACTCATTGTAATGCAGGTACTAGGAGACACCAAAGAGTTCTTTTCAGCACAAAAAATGTTGCCAGACATTCAAGGTTTCTTTACAAGTGGGGTCGTACCTGATGCAGAAATAAAAGATAATAACTTTGCGTCTTTTATGTTAACAGGAAAATCCCACGTAAATATGAATGCATTAATTGATTTGCAATATAAATAAAAGGAAATATATTAGCATGGCTGTTAAAAAGAAATCAACGGTAAACAAAGCAGGTAACTATACAAAACCTACTATGCGTAAGAGACTTTTTAATAGTGTGAAAGCTGGAAGTAAGGGTGGAAGGGCAGGTCAATGGTCTGCCCGGAAAGCCCAGCTTCTCGCTAAAAAGTATAAAGCCGCAGGTGGTGGGTACAGATAGTGTCCTTAAAACCAAGTCAGAAAAGTCTTAAATCGTGGACTAAACAAAAGTGGCGTACTAAAAGTGGTAAGCCATCAAGTAAGACAGGTGAACGCTACTTACCTACTAGTGCAATTAAATCTTTGTCTAGTAGTGAGTATGCTGCAACCACACGTAAGAAACGAGAAGATACTAAAAAAGGTAAACAGTTTAGCAGACAGCCACAGGGTGTAGCTAAAAAGACCAAACGGTATAGGAAAGTATAATGGCTGAAGTAGAATACAAAGGTATAAAAGTAGGTGGCTCTAAGCTCTTGCTAATCATTCCGCTTTGTGGTACAATTATAGGCGGACTTTGGGGAGGCTTTGAAGCTTACCAAAGATATTTATCTATGGAAGAAAAGATAGCAAACTTTGTATCACCTGATCTATCTCATATAGATAATCATATGAACATGGTAGAAGCTGAGTTAGGTATTATTAGTGCTGAGTTTAAAGCCCTCAAAGAAGTAGACGCTGCAACTGGAGCAGTAATACGAGAGCAGATTAACTCTGTTAAAGCTATCTCTGCCCAACTACAAACAGATCTACATGACTTACGAATGGATCTTAACCAAGATACAGCAGAGACAAACAACGCTATTGAAGTTAAGTCAGACAAGATAAACGCTAATATAGATAAACAAGAAGCACGTTTAGAAAAACAAGATTCTCGTAATCGTCAGAACATAGAAGATGTACGAGGTGTTATAAATACGTTTGAATTACGGTTTGAATCTACTATTAGTTCTTTTGAAGAGCGTATGGATTCTAAGATGTCAAAGCTAGATCAGAAGCTAGATAACTTAGAGACAGCACTAGACCAAAAAATACAACGTGCAATAGATAACCCACTGGCAGGAAATTAAATGGTAGAGTATAGAGGTGAAAAATTTTCAGGGTACAACAAACCTAAACGTACACCTAAACATTCAAGTAAATCTCACGTAGTACTTGCCAAAGAAGGTAGTACAATTAAAATGATACGCTTTGGTGAACAAGGCGCAAGCACAGCAGGTAAACCAAAGTCTGGTGAATCTGCCCGTATGAAAGCAAAACGTAAAAGTTTTAAAGCACGACACGGTAAGAATATAGCCAAGGGCAAGCTGAGTGCTGCGTAGTGGGCAAATAAAGTCAAATGGTAAAGGAAGAAATTAATGGTAGCAGCAGCAATAAAACGAGCGACAAAAGCATATCTTAAAAATAAAAAAAAGAAAGACCCTAAACCAAAGTTTAAAGCAAAACGTAAGTTAGATTCTGAAGTAGAAAAAAAACTAACTAAACAGGCAAAAGAAACTAGGGCAGCTAAACCAACTAAAAGCAAACGTGCATTTGCTCAAACTGCTAAAGAAAAAGCAGCAGACAGAGCAGCGTTACGTAAAAAGAAAGATCCTAAAGCAGCAGCTAAAGCAAAGGCTGACGCAAAAGAAAAAGAAGTAGCGGCAGAATCTATAAGAAAGCCACGTGCTAAAGTAGATCGTAGGCCTGAAGCGCAGAAACCACAGTCTTCTGCAGAAAGACAAAGAAGAGCATCTGGAAAGGTTCGTAGTTCTGTCATGCGTAGGAAACCCGGACAAGGTCAACCTAATGATAGAAAACAAGGTGTAGGAAGTATGGTTTCGTATACTAGTTTATCAAGAGCAAAAGCTATACAAAAAGCTGGGGAAGACTTACGTTCTGGTAAAATTACACAATCTAGATATGATGCAATTATGAAAGCTATTGATAAAAAAGATACAGCAGAAAGCACTAGTAGAAAATTAAAAGGTGCATCGAATAGAAGAACAACTAGAAAAATATATGACCCTTCAAAAGATATGCCATTTAATAAAGGTGGCATGGCTAAAAAGAAAAAATAATGTGGACCCCAATAGTTCTTATGTGTTCTATGTATGTAACCACAGAATGTGCAACATACGGTGGACCAATATTTAAAACGGAAGCTGCATGCTATCAAGGAATGGAAGATGTAGGCTTACCCTATCTAAGACAAAAGTTTCCTAGTCATATTGCACGTGCTAAAAAGTGTGTGTACTGGGATATAAAAGACAAAATAGATACTTAATTAGAAAGGATAGACAATGGATAAAATGAAATCGTCAATCGCAAGTATAACAGAAATGGGCATTGCCCTTATTACACTATCAATCGTAGCATCTATACTTGTAGGACCAAGCAATTTAATTTTTCTTGGTAATGCAGTTGGAAACATTATTGACCTAGTTGAAAATCTAGGAAGTTCAGGACTTGCTGGACTCATTGTTGCAGGGATTGTACTACACCTATTTGGGTGGTGCGGTTTTTGTGATTGCAAAAAGAAGTAAAAATGCATAACGGACTTGCAAACTTAGCTGTTTTATGTTATAACTAGATATGATATAACTCCTATTATATAAGTCAGAAAAACTGACTTAAACATAAAAGGAGAAAGACATGTTAAAAAGATTATGGAATAAAGCAGTTAAGTTGCAAGAACAAAGAGCAAATTACTGGAAGTTAAAAAATATGACAGATAGAGAACTCAGGGATATTGGTGTTTCTCGTTCTGATATTGAAAGGGGAATAATATGCCGGGAGCAATGAAGAAAAAACCTACAGGTGGATTAAAAAAATTACCTAAAACTGTACGAAATAAAATGGGCTACATGAAAGCTGGTGGCATGGCTAAGAAAAAAATGATGTATGGCGGCATGGCTAAGAAGAAAAAATAATGTTAGCTCAACTTATATCCCCTGTTACTGGTCTTCTAGATAAATTTATAGAAGACAAAGATCAAAAGAATGCTTTGGCCCATGAAATAAGTACTATGGCAGAACGCCATGCTCAGGAACTAGCTATGTCTCAGATTGCTGTTAATCAGGAAGAGGCAAAGTCTGGTTCCTTATTTATTGGTGGGTGGAGACCTTTTGTGGGATGGATATGTGGAATTGCTTTACTATACCACTTTATCTTGCAGCCTTGTATTTTATTCTTTGCAACAATTTTTGGAGCTACATTACCTCCACTACCTGCATTTGACATGGGTAGTTTAATGACTGTATTAATGGGAATGTTAGGACTTGGCGGTTTACGTAGCTATGAAAAGAGCAAAGGTATAGCTAAGAAATGAGTGCAGCAAACTTTTCTAAATGTTTATCAATGCTGCTACATCACGAAGGTGGTTTTGTAAATCATCCTGACGATCCGGGTGGTATGACAAACTTAGGTGTTACAAAAGCTGTGTATGAAAAGTATATTGGGCGTAATGCCACTGAAGCTGAAATGAAAGCTTTAACACAAACTGAAGTATCTCCAATATATAAAACTAACTATTGGAACAGAGGAAAGTGTGATGATTTACCTAGTGGAGTGGATTGGTCTGTTTTTGATTGGGGCGTTAATAGTGGCATGGGCAGGGCAGCAAAAGCGTTACAGTCTATCGTTGGCTCTACTGTTGATGGTGGTATTGGCCCTAACACGCTCAGAGATGTAGCTAAACATAAACCACATGATATTATTGTAAATATGCATCAAGCACGACAAAAGTTTTACGAAGGGCTATCTACTTTTTCTACCTTTGGTAAAGGGTGGTCACGTAGAAATAATGAAACATTAGAAGTTGCATTAGAAATGGCAGGAGAATAATATGTCAAATAAAACTGTAGAAGCACCTAAAGGCTTTCATAGGATGAAATCTGGTAAAGGATATAAGTTAATGAAGGGTGAGTATAAACCACATAAAGGTGCAGTAAAGAAAGCCTCGTTTGAAGTACAGAAAGTTCATAAGTAATGGCACGTGAATTAACAGAAAAACAACAAAAGTTTTTACATGTTTTGTTTGATGAAGCAGGTGGCGATGCAGCTATTGCAAAAAAACTTGCTGGCTACGCACCTACTTATAATACAAGCGAATTAGTAAATAGTCTAAAAGAAGAAATACTAGAAGCAACACAATCTTACATGTCACGTAATGCGCCTAAAGCTGCAATGTCTATAGTAGGTGGTTTATACGAACCAACTGAACTAGGTATACGTGATAAGTTAAGTGCAGCTAAAGAACTACTAGATCGTACAGGTTTAGTAAAAACAGAAAAATTACAAGTAGAAGCAAAAGGTGGAGTTATGTTAATGCCACC